ATCAAAAACAGGTTTCATTATTTAGCCCTCACCAGAAAGTTAAATGCAATATTTCGCGGTCTGACAGCAACAAAATTCACACCATCACCCACAGAGTTACTGGTGAAATTAAATCGTGAAAATCCTGGCTGATTTCCGGCGATGCCATCATGAAAGTTAATTGCGTGTCCCGCACCTCCGCCTATATTCCCGGCAAACTGAGAAAAGTTTGTAGCTTCCTGCCAGCTTAATAATTCGCGACCACCATCTGCACCTCGCCCGTCATCCCAGATACGAATGAAATCACCGCGGGCTTCAGGTAATACCAGCGAAGGAAATACTTTCGCCAGCACAGGATAATCAGTGGCAGAGAATTTCGCGCCGTTGAACTTCAAAAACACCATACTGGACCAGCTGTCGATTACAGTATTTGGCATTGCAGCGGACGGCCAGAAGAACGGAACGCCAATAGCTGGAGCACCTTCTCCCAAACCAACGTTTAAGAAAATGCAGAGGTACCAGCTAACTGGCATCATCTCCGGTTTTTATTCAGGGGGATGATCATGCTTATTGGCTATGTACGCGTGTCAACAAATGACCAGAACACCGATTTGCAACGTAATGCACTGAACTGCGCGGGATGTGAGCGGATTTTTGAGGACAAAATCAGTGGCACTAAGTCCGACAGACCGGGGCTGAAAAAACTACTCAGGACACTATCGGCAGGAGACACGCTGGTTGTCTGGAAGCTGGACAGGTTGGGGCGCAGTATGCGGCATCTTGTTACGCTGATAGAAGAGTTGCGCCAGCGTGGTGTGAATTTCAGAAGCCTGACTGACAGTATTGATACCAGTACCCCAATGGGCCGTTTCTTTTTTCATGTCATGGGTGCCCTGGCTGAAATGGAACGCGAACTGATAGTTGAACGTACCAGGGCAGGGCTGGCTGCAGCTCGTGCCAAAGGCAGAGTAGGTGGACGCCGTCCTAAGTTGACCACCGAACAGTGGGCACAGATTGGGCGTTTACTCGAGGCCGGAGAATCAATACAGCGTATTGCACTGATTTTTGATGTAGGCGTTTCTACCATTTATAGAAAATTTCCGGCAAATAAGATCAATGAATCCCCCTGAATCAGCATTATGTTGATTATCCCTGCAAGCAGACAAATACCGTTATTTTGTGTGAATAACGACACAACTGCGCTTAGCTGTTTGTCAGGCACAATCACTTCAACATAGGGCGAAGCCTAATCCAATCAGGAGGTTCGCCACTATGGCTCAGGATTACCACCACGGGGTGCGCGTTGTTGAAGTCAACGAAGGCACCCGATCTATTACCACGGTGAGCACCGCCATCGTGGGTATGGTCTGCACGGGCGATGATGCCGATGCAAAAATGTTTCCTCTTAATAAACCCGTGCTGATCACTGATGTGCTGACTGCCAGCGGTAAAGCGGGTGAGTCAGGTACTCTGGCCCGTTCGCTGGATGCCATCGCTGACCAGGCAAAACCCGTGACCATTGTTGTGCGTGTGCCGCAGGGTGAAACGGAAGACGAAACCACGACCAATATCATCGGCGCAGTGACTGCTGAAGGTAAAAAAACAGGTATGAAAGCCCTGTTATCTGCCCAGTCACAGCTCGGCGTTAAACCGCGCATTCTCGGCGTGCCAGGCCACGACACCAAGGCGGTAGCTACTGAGTTGCTGAGCGTGGCGCAACGCCTGCGTGGATTTGCTTACCTGTCAGCGTATGGCTGCAAGACAGTGCAGGAGGCGATCACTTACCGCGAAAACTTCAGCCAGCGCGAAGGGATGCTGATCTGGCCTGACTTTACTGGTTGGGACACGGTGCTGAATGCCGAAGCAACGGCATATGCCACCGCCCGTGCGCTTGGTCTGCGCGCCAAAATTGACGAGCAGACCGGATGGCACAAAAGCCTGTCCAACGTGGGCGTGAACGGTGTCACCGGAATTTCTGCAGATGTGTTCTGGGATCTGCAGGACCCGGCAACCGATGCAGGTCTGCTGAACCAGAACGACGTCACCACGCTTGTGCGTAAAGACGGTTTCCGCTTCTGGGGTTCCCGCTGCCTGAGTGATGACCCGCTCTTTGCCTTCGAAAACTACACCCGCACGGCGCAGGTGCTGATGGACACGATGGCAGAAGCACACATGTGGGCGGTGGATAAACCGCTTAACCCGTCGCTGGCCCGCGACATTATCGAAGGTATCCGCGCCAAAATGCGCAGCCTGGTCAGTCAGGGCTATCTCATTGGTGGTGATTGCTGGCTGGATGAGTCGGTGAACGACAAAGACACGCTGAAAGCCGGAAAACTCACCATCGACTACGACTACACGCCAGTGCCGCCACTTGAAAACCTGATGCTGCGTCAGCGCATCACCGATCAGTACCTGGTGAATTTCGCCAGCCAGGTCAGCGCGTAAGGGGACAACATGGCATTACCACGCAAATTAAAACACCTGAACCTGTTTAACGACGGGAACAACTGGCAGGGGATCGTTGAGTCGCTGACGCTGCCGAAATTTACCCGCAAATATGAGAAGTATCGCGGCGGCGGAATGCCGGGTGCGGTGGATGTGGATCTGGGGCTTGATGACAGTGCGCTGGACACAGAATTTTCCATTGGTGGTACTGAATTGCTGCTGTTTAAACAGATGGGTAAAGCCACGGTGGATGGCATCCAGCTGCGCTTTACCGGCTCTATTCAGCGTGACGATACCGGGGAAGTGCAGGCCGTGGAGCTTGTCGTGCGTGGACGTCACAAAGAAGTGGATTCCGGCGAGTGGAAGACGGGCGAAAGCAACACCACCAAAGTGACCAGTACCAACAGCTACGCGAAGCTGACCATCAATGGTGAGGTGCTCTATGAAGTGGACCTTATCAACATGGTGGAAATTGTGGACGGTGTGGACCTGATGGAAGCGCACCGCAACGCCCTCGGCCTCTGATATATCTGAACGGCGCGGGATACCGCGCCAGAACCCAATTGACAGGACAGCAAAATGAGCGATAAGCAGACTGAAAAGACCATTCAACTGGATACCCCCATCAAGCGCGGTAAAACAGAAATCACCGAAATTGTGCTGCGTAAACCGCAGTCCGGTGCGCTGCGCGGTACACGCCTGCAGGCCATTATGGATATGGATGTAAACGCGATGATGACCGTGATCCCCCGCATCTCCAGTCCGGCACTGACTGCACAGGAAATTGCAGAGATGGACCCGGCAGATCTCACTGCCATGTCGGTTGAGGTTGTCACTTTTTTGTTGAAGAAGTCGGTGCTTGCCGGTTTACCGACAGCCTGACGGTTGACGATCTGGTGGCAGATATCGCCACCATTTTTCACTGGCCGCCATCCGTTACTGACGTTATGCCGCTGACCGAAGTGCTGGAATGGCGGTATAAAGCGATTCAGAGAAGCGGGGCCAACGATGAGTGATAACAACCTGCGTCTGCAGGTCATTCTTAATGCGGTTGACAAGCTCACCCGTCCATTTCGATCTGCGCAGGCCAGTTCAAGAGAACTGGCTGCTGCTGTCAAAAAATCCCGCGATGCAATAAAGCAGCTTGATCAGGCCGGGAGCAGTCTGGACAGCTTCCGAAAGCTGCAGGCAGAAAATCAGAAATTAGGCGACAGGCTGAACTATGCCCGCCAGCGTGCAAATTTGCTCAGTCAGGAACTGGGAGCGATGGGGCCGCCTTCGCAACGTCAGGTTGTTGCTCTGGGCCGTCAACGGCTGGCTGTTCAGCGCCTGGAAGAACGCCAGAAAAAGCTGCAGCAGCAGACGGCGCTTGTGCGTGCTGAACTGTACCGGGCGGGAATTTCTGCGAAAGACGATGCGGGAGCAACTGCCCGTTTAGCCCGTGAAACATCACGTTATAACCAGGAACTTTCGAAACAGGAGGCGCGGCTGAAGCGACTGGGGGAAGCTCAGCGCAGGATGAATGCAGCGCGTGCCAGTTATGCCCGTTCGCTGGAGGTGCGTGATCGTATTGCAGGTGCCGGAGCCACCACCACGGCTGCAGGGCTGGCAATGGGTGCGCCAGTGATGGCGGCAGTAAAAAGCTATACCAGCATGGAAGATGCCATGAAAGGTGTGGCAAAGCAGGTCAATGGTCTGCGTGACGATAATGGCAACCGCACTGCACGTTTTTATGAAATGCAGGATGCCATCAAGGCTGCCAGCGAACAGTTGCCGATGGAAAACGGTGCGGTGGACTTCGCTGCACTGGTTGAAGGTGGTGCGCGCATGAACGTCGCAAACCCTGACGACAGCTGGGAAGATCAGAAACGTGACCTGCTGGCCTTCGCCAGTACGGCAGCAAAGGCGGCAACAGCCTTTGAGCTGCCAGCGGATGAACTGTCAGAAAGTCTGGGGAAAATCGCCCAGCTCTACAAAATCCCCACCCGCAATATTGAACAGCTCGGTGATGCGCTGAACTATCTGGATGATAACGCCATGTCGAAAGGGGCAGACATCATTGATGTGATGCAACGTCTGGGCGGTGTGGCTGACCGTCTGGATTATCGTAAAGCGGCGGCGCTGGGTTCCACCTTCCTGACACTGGGCGCTGCGCCAGAGGTTGCAGCCAGTGCAGCAAACGCGATGGTGCGTGAATTGTCCATTGCCACCATGCAAAGCAAGAGTTTCTTTGAAGGGATGAATCTGCTGAAACTCAATCCTGAAGTGATTGAAAAGCAGATGACGAAGGATGCGATGGGAACCATCCAGCGCGTGCTGGAGAAGGTAAACGCGCTGCCGCAGGACAAGCGCCTGTCTGCCATGACTATGTTGTTTGGTAAAGAGTTTGGCGATGACGCGGCGAAACTGGCAAACAACCTGCCGGAACTGCAGCGTCAGTTAAAACTGACAGCGGGCAATGATGCGCTCGGCTCCATGCAGAAAGAATCCGACATTAACAAGGATTCACTTTCTGCGCAGTGATTGCTGGTCAAAACCGGAGCGCAGAACACCTTCAGCAGCCTGGGCGAAACGCTGCGCCAGCCGCTGATGGATATTCTGTACACGGTGAAAAGCGTCACGGGGGCGTTGCGTCGCTGGGTGGAAGCTAACCCGGAACTGACAGGCACACTGATGAAAGCATCGGCTGTTGTGGCTGCGGTTACCGTCGGCCTCGGCACCTTAGCGGTGGCGCTGGCTGCAGTGCTGGGGCCGCTGGCAGTGATCCGTCTGGGATTCTCTGTGTTGGGTATCAAAACGTTATCTTCCGTTACGGCAGCAGTAACTCGAACCAGCAGCGCGTTGTCCTGGCTGGCTGGCGCACCACTGGCACTGCTGCGACGCGGGCTTGCTTCATCGGGCAACGCCGCAGGTTTACTTACTGCGCCGTTGTCGTCTTTGCGCCGCACGGCATCACTGACGGGAAATGTCCTGAAAACTGTAGCAGGTGCGCCGGTTGCACTTTTGCGGTCTGGATTATCCGGTTTACGTGCGGTTGCTGTGATGTTTATGAATCCACTGGCAGCACTACGCGGCGGGCTGGCTGCCGCAGGCACGGTGCTGCGAGTACTGGCATCTGGTCCACTGGCGATGTTGCGCGTTGCCCTGTATGCCGTATCTGGTCTGTTAGGTGCTCTGCTCAGTCCGATAGGTCTTGTGGTTACTGCACTGGCGGGTGTGGCACTGGTTGTCTGGAAATACTGGCAACCCATCACCGCATTTCTCGGTGGCGTGGTGGAAGGATTCAAAGCGGCGGCAGGTCCCATCAGTGCAGCGTTCGAACCGCTTAAGCCTGTGTTCCAGTGGATTGGTGACAAAGTGCAGGCGCTGTGGGGCTGGTTTACTGATCTGCTGACGCCCGTTAAGTCGACTTCTGCCGAACTGCAGAGCGCAGCGGCAATGGGGCGACGATTCGGGGAGGCACTGGCGGAAGGGCTGAATATGGTTATGCATCCGCTGGACTCCCTGAAATCTGGCGTTTCCTGGTTGCTGGATAAACTCGGCATTGTCAGTAAAGAGGCTGCAAAGGCGAAACTGCCGGAAAGCGTGACGCGTCAGCAACCTGCGACGGTGAATGCAGACGGTAAAGTGATGATGCCATCGGGTGGTTTTCCGTCATGGGGATATGGCTTTGCGGGGATGTATGACAGCGGCGGCTATATCCCGCGCGGGCAGTTTGGCATCGTCGGTGAAAACGGGCCGGAAATTGTTAACGGCCCGGCAAATGTGACCAGCCGGAGAAATACAGCTGCACTGGCTGCCGTTGTTGCCGGAATGATGGGCGTTGCTGCCGCGCCTGCAGAGCTTCCACCGTTGCACCCTTTGGCACTTCCCGCGAAAGGCGGCGAAGCGATGGTGAGTCGTGCAGCCACTGTGCCGCCCGTTCAACGGATTGAGGCACCGATGCAGATCATCATTCAGACGCAGCCAGGACAAAGTGCGCAGGATATTGCGCGGGAGGTGGCCCGCCAGCTTGATGAACGTGAACGTAGGCTGAAGGCAAAAGCCAGGAGTAACTACAGCGATCAGGGGGGATACGACGCATGATGATGGTGCTGGGATTGTACGTGTTTATGCTGCGCACCGTGCCGTATCAGGAGCTGCAGTATCAACGCAGCTGGCGACATGCGGCAAACAGCCGGGTAAACCGACGTCCGTCCACGCAGTTTCTGGGACCGGACAACGACATGCTGACGCTTTCCGGTGTTCTTATGCCGGAGATAACAGGTGGCAGGCTGTCGTTGCTGGCACTGGAGCAGATGGCAGAACAGGGGAAAGCATGGCCCCTGATTGAAGGCAGCGGCACGATTTATGGCATGTATGTGATTGAGGGACTGAATCAGACTAAAACGGAGTTTTTCCGCGACGGTATGCCGCGCCGGATTGAGTTCACCCTGTCGCTCAAACGGGTGGATGAATCCCTGTCCGATATGTTCGGTGATCTCAGTGCGCAACTGAATAATCTGCAGGAAACGGCAACGTCTGCCTTAAGCGATATCAGTAAAACGGTGGGAGGGCTGCTGTCGTGAATTTCAGCTCTGAACTGCTTAACAAAAGCAACAAAACTCCGGCATTCAGCATCAGTATTGAGGGTAGGGATATCACCACTGTGCTGGATAACCGCCTGATGAGTCTGACTCTGACGGACAATCGGGGCTTTGAAGCAGACCAGCTTGATCTGGAGCTGGACGATGCCGACGGGAAAATCGTGCTGCCGCGCCGTGGTGCGGTCATTACGCTGGCGCTGGGCTGGAAGGGGCAGCCGCTTTTCCCGAAAGGGGCATTCACGGTGGACGAGATTGAACACACTGGCGCACCGGACCGCCTGACTATCCGGGCGCGAAGTGCTGATTTTCGGGAAACGCTGAATACCCGCCGTGAAAAATCGTGGCACAAGACCACCATTGGGGAAGTGGTGAAGGAGATAGCCGCGCGGCACAAGCTGAAGATGGTACTGGGTAAAGACCTGTCGGATAAGCTCGTGGAGCATATAGACCAGACTAATGAGAGTGACGGTAGTTTTCTGATGCGGCTGGCGCGACAGTACGGTGCCATCGCGTCGGTGAAAAATGGCAATCTGTTATTCATCCGGCAGGGGCAGGGCAAAAGCGCCACTGGTAAACCACTGCCAGTGATCACTATCACACGCAAGGACGGCGACAGTCACCGCTTTACCCTGGCAGATCGCGGAGCCTACACGGGCGTAATTGCCAGCTGGTTGCATACCCGCGAACCTGCGAAGAAAGAAAGCACCACGGTGAAGCGTAAGCGCAGAACTAAGAAGCAGAAGAAAGAGCCGGAAGCGAAGCAGGGCGATTACCTGGTGGGTACGGATGAAAACGTGCTGGTACTTAATCGCACTTATGCCAACCGGAGCAACGCTGAACGGGCAGCGAAAATGCAGTGGGAACGCCTGCAACGCGGCGTTGCGTCATTCTCGCTACAACTGGCGGAAGGGCGGGCAGATCTTTACACGGAAATGCCAGTGAAAGTTAGTGGCTTTAAACAACCGATAGATGATGCGGAATGGACCATTACGACTCTGACGCATACCGTCAGCCCCGATAACGGTTTTACAACCAGTCTGGAGCTTGAAGTGAGGATTGATGATTTCGAAATGGAATGATTCTTCGCAATGGAGAACTTTTAAGTTTGCAAAATGGAATAATGCGGTATCATTATTGTGAATTTAGCAAAAATGGGGAGAACTCGAAAAATGATGATTTGCCCACTGTGTGGAAGTGCCGCCCATACTCGCAGCAGTTTTCAGGTATCTTCATTGACCAAAGAGCGTTACAACCAGTGCCAGAATATTAACTGCAGCCATACTTTTGTAACCCATGAAACTTTTGTTCGTTCGATTGCAACGCCAAAAGAGTCAAATCCGGTTCAGCCGCATCCAATGAAATCAGGACAGGTGGCGCTCTCTCTTTGACGCTGCCGCCATTTTGTCGCCATCGTTAAAAAACAGTGCTTCTAACGTCATGATTTTAAACGGCATAAATTTCAGGCAACAAAAAACCCATCAACCTTGAACCGAAATGGCGGGGTTGATGGGCTCCACAAAATGGGGACATCAAAGAAAAGCAGTGGCACTAATTAAGACTGATGCCCTGCGGAAAAGTTCTGCGGTTGTGCAAAAAAATTTCATTTTCAGGGCAACTTCAGTTTTATCCTAATCCTGGCCATACCATGACGATGATTGTCCCTGCCAGCGTCAGCAGGACGTTGGCGATTGCGTAGGTGCCCGCATAGCCCAGCGCAGGGATGTTACTGCGAGCTGTATCACTGATGATCTCCATTGCCGGCGCGCAGGTGCGTGCGCCCATCATTGCGCCGAACAACAGTGCGCGGTTCATTCGCAATACATAAGCACCGAACAAGAAACAGATAACCACGGGCACAAGACTGACAATTAATCCGGCAATCAACATCTGACCGCCAATCGCGCCCAGGCCGTTATTAATACCGCTACCGGCGCTCAGACCAACGCCTGCCATAAACACCATCAAGCCGAACTCTTTCACCATGCTTAATGCACCTTGCGGAATGTAACCGAAGGTCGGGTGGTTAGCACGCATAAAGCCCAGCATAATTCCGGCGAATAACAACCCGGCAGCGTTCCCCATGCCGAAACTGAATGTGCTGAACTGGAAGGTGATCATCCCGATCATCAGCCCAATAACAAAGAAGGCGCAGAATGCCAGCAGGTCAGTGACCTGGCTGTGAATCGAGATAAAGCCGATGCGATCGGCGATGGTTTTTACGCGGCGGGCATCGCCGCTGACTTGTAAAACGTCACCTTTGTTAAGCACGACGTTGTCATCTATCGGCATCTCAATCTGGCTACGAATGACGCGGTTAAGGAAGCAACCGTGATCGGTCAACTTCAGTTGTGCGAGACGTTTACCTACAGCGTTATGGTTTTTAACGACCACTTCTTCAGTGACGATACGCATGTCGAGAAGGTCACGATCGAAAACTTCTTTACCGTTACGGAAGCTGGGATCGAGTCGGGCATGGGCGTCGGGATAGCCTACCAACGCTATTTCATCGCCCATTTGTAGCACGGCATCACCGTCTGGATTTGCCAGAATCCCGTTACGTCGAATACGTTCAATGTAGCAGCCGGTTTGTCGATAAATACCCAGTTCACGCAGATTTTTGCCGTCGGTCCAGGCCACCAGCTCCGGGCCGACGCGATAGGCGCGGATCACCGGTAAATAAACCTTACGGTTGGCATCAGTGTCCAGGCCACGTTCGCGGGCGATTTGCTGGGCGCTGGTCTGTAAGTCCTGATGCTGCAATTTCGGCAAGTAACGCGCACCAACAATCAAACTCACCAGACCGATTAAATAGGTTAAGGCATACCCGAGGCTCAGATTATCCAGTGCCAGTGAGAGCTGCCTGCTTTCCATGCCGAAATGACGCAGTGTATCGCCAGCACCGACCAGCACCGGTGTCGACGTCATAGAGCCTGCTAACATACCGGCCGTCAGGCCAATATCCCAGCCAAACAGCTTACCTAACCCTAAGGCGATCACCAGCGCACTGCCAACCATCACCAGTGCTAACATTAGGTAATTTTTCCCATCGCGAAAAAAAATGGAAAAAAAGTTCGGTCCGGCTTCGACCCCGACGCAGAAAATAAACAGCATAAAGCCAAGATTAAGCGCATCGGTGTTAATGCTGAAATGTTGTTGGCCTAATAACAGCGATACGACTAAAACGCCAATGGAATTACCCAGTTGGATCGAACCAAGTCGTAACTTTCCGAGACATAGCCCAAGCGCGAGGACCACAAATAATAACAGAATGTAATTCCCATTTAACAATTCGGCGACGTTTATATTCACGGAGGCTAACTTCTTGTTTACTAGTAAGCTGTTGAAAGAAATGGTAATTTACGATAATGTTTTTTACCAGGATTCAGGGCGCAGATTCATTCAGCGCACCTAAACGATAGTAAAGTAACAATATATTTTACTAGTGTAATCACATTAGGTATCAACGGCTATATGAATTGCGTTGGCCTATATTAGCATGGAATGCGAAGCGGCTTTATCTTACTGAACGCCACACTGGCGAAAAATGTGTTCGATAGACGCAGTGTCAGGAGGAACGAGTGAAACATAAACAACGTTGGGCGGGGGCAATCTGCTGTTTTGTCCTCTTCATTGTGGTGTGCCTTTTTCTGGCGACGCACATGAAAGGCGCTTTTCGGGCTGCCGGGCATCCTGAAATCGGCTTGCTATTTTTCATTCTTCCTGGAGCAGTTGCCAGTTTCTTTTCACAGCGTAGAGAAGTCCTGAAACCTCTATTTGGCGCAATGCTGGCGGCACCCTGTTCAATGCTCATTATGCGGCTGTTTTTTTCACCGACGCGCTCATTCTGGCAAGAGCTGGCATGGTTACTAAGCGCGGTGTTCTGGTGTGCGCTGGGGGCACTGTGTTTCTTATTTATCAGTAGTTTGTTTAAACCACAGCACAGAAAAAATCAGTAAAGCCCTCAACGCGAGGGCTTGTCAGACGATCAGGCGTCCAGATTTTCTTTCACCCATGCAGCAAAATCGGTATAGCCGCCGATATGTTGCTGATCGACAAAAATCTGCGGCACGGTTTCTACGGGTTTACCTGCCTTTTGTTGTAGATCTTCTTTAGTGATCCCTTCCGCACGAATATCTACATACTGATACTGAAAATCATCGCGTTCATTGCTCAATTTCTCAGCCAGATCTTTTGCACGCACACAGTAAGGGCAACCCGAACGACCAAAAATAACGGTTTGCAT